AGAGTTTGCTAGAGATGTCGCCCAAGATGAGACTGTAAAGAGCAAATTGAGCGAAGATATGAGCCTAGTAGACGATGATGAAATTATTGACATTACACCACCAGAAAATGATGACGATGTCATGAACGTCGACATGGAAACAGGCGAATTGTTAGAAGATTAGAGTGTGCAACAAAATAGCCTAGGCTAGTTTTGCTGGCCTAGGCAGAAAGGAAATTATATGAACTACTTGAAAGAAATAGTGGCATTTGAGACTTGGGTCGAACTTAACCCTCTACCGCCCAATGCACGAGTTTTGTGGTATCAGTTAATGTTCATCGCAAATAAGCTGTGTTGGCAAAAAGAGTGGTTTCAAATAGACAACGAGCGATTAATGTTTCGCTTGAGTATCGATAGTAAAAACACTTTCCTTAGAGCTAGAGAAAAGCTCATAGAAAATGGATTGATTGAATATAAAAAAGGCAAAAAAGGGTCACCTAATAGTTACAGAATTATTCCGTTTAACGATGAAAACGGTTCATTTTTTGAACCACAAACGGAACCGAAAGTGGAACTGAAAACGGAACTGAAAACGGAACTGAAAGTGGAACCAAAAGTGGAACCAAAAGTGGGACACATAAATAAACATAAATATAAACATAAACAAAAACAAGATCTATCTATTGGTCATTTTGCCAATGACCCAGAGAGCGATGAGGTGCAACCCCCTCTGGCTAAAGCGAAAAAAGCAAAGGCAACTAAGGGGGCTGAAGCAAGCCCATATAGCAAGGAGTTTGAAACCTTTTGGGAATTGTACCCACGCAAAGTGAATAAGCAAAAAGCGCACGAAGTTTTTAAAAAGCTCAATCCATCGGAAAGCTTACTTGGTGTGATGCTGACCTCACTAAAACAACAAAGGCAGAGCGAACAGTGGCAGACCACTCAATTTATTCCCCATGCCACTACATGGCTTAATGGCAGGCGCTGGGAAGATGAGCTTGAGCCAGCTAGACCACAGAGACAACAGAGAACGCAAGCACCAAGCAATCGTTTTGTGAACTCTACTGGTGTGCGTGATTTTAGCGACCTGGTGGAGTGGTAATTGCTAGACAGTAATATGCAATGAGTGATATATCAGAAATAAATATGATTTTTTCGCTTAAAAAATATTGAATAGACCAATTACACTAGAAATATTTTTAAATCGAAAATAACAAGGTTTTTTCTAAGATTTTGACTATATTTGATTGAAAAAGAAAGAGAGATTTTTGTGTTATGCAAAATGAAGATGAAAAAGATGTCGCAAAAGATATAAAAAATAAGCCTCGACTAGGTTTGGTCAGTCCCTATCTAATCGAGGCAGTGGGGAAGGTTCGCACATATGGCTCTATGGAGAAATACAGGGACACTGAAAAGTGGCGAACAGTAGAGCCGGAGTACTACAGAGATGCCATGATGAGGCATTTAGTGGCATATATGAAAGACCCACAGGCGATAGATCAAGAGAGTGGATTGCCACATCTTTGGCACCTTGCTTGCAATGTCAATTTTTTGATTGAGTTAGCAGAAACCAGCGAAGAAGTAACCAAGGTTAATAATGTATAAATATACAAAAAGAAGAGGGAATGAAGATGCAAATAGATAAAGTATATGGCTTATACTGTTATGCAGATAATGGAGCAATGTATAGCCCAGTTTTCCAAACTAAGAGAGAGGCTATTGAGCATTTAGATGTTTTTCAAGATGAAATTTTAGAAGAAAATGACAATGTATTAGAAGCAGATGTGCACATAGATTTGTTAGAGATTGATTTAAGTAATATAGACGTATTGGAACAGTATGCTTGTGCAAATACTATTTCAACATGGGAACCGTATGAACATGAGGATTTTTATTGTTGGTGTGATGCTACCATAGAAAAGTAATTAAAATTATATTAAGGAGAAATAGAACAATGGGAAAATTTACGAAAGACGATTTACAGGTCAATGATATTGTGACCACAAGGGAAGGGAATATGTATATGGTGTATGAGTCTAATGGCAAATTGTTTGCTATCAGAGAGCAAGGCTATCTTGCTTTTGATAAATACAATAATGATCTGACTTCAAAACAAGGTGCAGGATTTGATATTGTCAAAGTCCAGAGACCAGATGAAGCTTATCAGCTGATAAAAACAGAGTGGCTTGACACTCTTGTAATTTGGGAACGCAAAGAAAATGAGAAAGTTCCTCTCTTATCAGAAGCTGAATATCATATTTTGAACAGCTTATCCAAAGAGTGGGAATGGGTAGCTAGAGATAAGTATGGATTTCTTTGTATCTATACTAATAAACCTTGTAAAGATGAAAAAAGAGGAGAATGGATAAGAAGATACCCTGAAGATAGAGAAAATACATTACCTTTTTCCAACATATTTAAATTTATAACAGCAGAGGATAGAAAACCACGTGATATTGCTGAGCTTATAGAACAGTATGAGGAGAACCACAATGGCAACTAGACCATCAAAGACGAGACAGGGCTAGAGGTATAAAGAGTTATTTCAAAAGAGGATGTGAAAGATGATGATAGATGATTATTTGAATGAAATGACTGACTTAAAAAGAGCAATAGAGAATTTAAAAGATTGTGTTGAAAAAATAGAAAGTGTCATATATCAAGTGTCATCTATCACGCTTTCAGATTTACCAAGGACAACAACACAAAGAGATTTATTAGACAGGTTAGGTGATATACAGGAGAAGAAGCAAGAGCTTGAAAGACTAGAAGAAGATTATAAAATTATGCAACATCAATTGCTTAGTCTTCTCATACAATTAAAGCGAGCAGAGCAAATAGAAATTATAAAGCTAAGACACATAGATTGCCTTAGCTGGGAAAGCGTACGTCAAAAGATGAAAATAAGCGAGAGTAAGTCATATAAGCTCTACAGATTAGCAAAGAAAGAATTAGATAAAATAATTAAAAATACAGTAGAGATACAGTAAGAATACAGTAGCAATACAGTTATTAAAGTGCTAATATAGTAATACGTTAATAATTCAAATTGACAGAGAGAAACGCCATGACATTAAAAAAGATTTGTAGAAAGTGCAAAAAAGAAGTCATTGCAATTAATGAGAGTGTTTGCAATGACTGTAAAACAAAAGGCAATAGAACATATGACAAGCTCAAACGTGATAAAAAGAGCTATTCTTTTTACCATTCAAAAGAGTGGCTAAATCTAAGAGCTTACTTACTTAAGTCCTATGGTGACATGGATTTATGGCATTATGCAAAGACAAAAGAATACAAGAAAGCAAACACATTACACCACATCATTGAGCTATCAGAGGATTGGACAAAGAGATTAGATAAGATAAATCTCTTTCCTGTTTCTTCTGAAAGTCATAATGAAATACATAGACTATATAAGACTGACAAAGAAAAGACACAAGAGACATTAAAACGAATACTAAAAGAACACATAGCACTAATAAATACTTAGAATGTAAAGAGGTAGGGGGGTCAAATAATGTTTCAAACATACAGAGCCATGACCGCATCCCCTCAATATTTACGAGAAAATGCCCAAAACTAAAATTTTTAGGGTAAGCAAAGTTATAAAATAAATCAATTAAAAATAATTAAAAAATAAGGAGGGGGAAGATGGCTAGGCCACGAAAAACAAGTGCCAATTTGAAAAGAAAAATTTCAAAAGAAGAACGTGCGCAAAGACAAGCAGCAGAAGAAAAAATAAAAGTCAAAACTGATCAACTCTTGACCCCTCCAGAGCGTTTAACAGAGAGGGCACGTCAAGAGTTTTTGCGTGTTGTAGAAGAGTCAAAAGAGCTGGAGGTTTTGGATAATTTGGATTTAACATTTCTTATTATCTATGCTGAAGCTTGGGACGCTTATTGCACATGTTCAGAAGAAATACTAAAAAATGGCATGACACAAGTAAAAGAACTGACCACAGGTAGTTATGAAGTCCCATCTGTTTATGTAAAACTTCAAGAGCATTATACAAATATCATTATGCGTTGTAGCTCAAAACTTGGTCTTGCAGTAACAGACAGATTAAAAATAGTAGTCCCTCAAGTAGAGGAAAAACAAAACAAGTTTTTAAATTTACTGAAATGAGGTGTTTGCCTTGAAAGACAGGGCGACAGCATATGCACGTCTTGTGATTGAAGGCAAAAGAAAGGTTGGACGCAGTGAATACCTTGCTTGTAAACGTCATCTTGATGATCTAAAGAAAAGCAGAACAAAAGAATTTCAATATAAATTTGATAAAGAAGCAGCAGAACGTGCAATAGAAATAGCAAATCAATTAACGATTTTAGAAGGTGAAAGCCCAAAAAAATTAGTTACTAGAGGCTTTCAAAATTTTATTATTGGGTCTTTGCATGGTTGGAAGATGAAGCGCACAGGCTACAATCGTTATAGAGAGGCTTATATACAAGTAGGAAGACAAAATGGAAAAAGTTTTATATGTGGCACAGAAGCCAACCAGTGGGCAACTTTTTCAAACTATATGGAAGGACGAATCTTTTGCACAGCAACAAAAAGAGACCAAGCGAAGGTTGTCTGGAAAGAAATACAAAAATTTATTAAAGCAGACGAAGAACTAAATGAGCTCTATGAAATTAAAGAGCATGAATTAATTATTATTTCAAAAGTCACAAACACAGAAATAAAAGCCATCGGCAGGGATACCAATACTGCAGATGGCTTTCGGTCTATTCTGGCGATTATTGATGAATATCATGCACATAAGAACAATCAAATGTATAAGCTGATGTTAGATGGTCAAATTTATGTTAATAATGCTTTAACTATAGCAATAACAACAGCAGGCTTTGACTTAAACAGTGCGTGCTATGAGCAATACAAGTTTGCAAAGAAGATTTTAGAGGGTGTTATTCAAAAAGAAAGTTTGTTTGTCTATATTACTGAAATGGATGAAGAGGATGACATATGGGATTTTAATAACTGGGCAAAGGCTAATCCTTTGTTGTTATTTAATTCAGATACAGAAATCAATCAAGAGGCTGTCTATAGAATGGCAGAAAAGGCACTGGAAGCAAAAGAAAAAGGTGGAAAAGATTTAGTCAATTTTTTAACAAAATCACTCAATAAATGGGTGACTTATTCTGCTGGGTCTTTTGTGAAGTTAGACGCTTTTGAGAAATGTGGCACTAATACAAGCTTAGAGGATATGAGAGGCAGAAAGGCTTATTTAGGGATTGACCTTTCAAGTGGTGGAGACCTTACCTCAATAGCTCTAGTATTTCCTTTAGAAAACAATAAGTTTTATGTTTATAGTCATAGTTTTATGCCTGAACTTAGAATACTTGAACACGAAAAAACAGATGATGCACCTTATAGGGCATGGGTTCAAGAAAATCTATTAACTTTAACTAGTGGGATGTTCGGTATAAAAACCGACTATGCTTATATCATCAAACACTTACAAGAACTGATAGAAGACTATGGCATTAGTATTGTGGCTTGTGGTTATGACCCACACAATGCAAGTGCTTTCTTAACAGACCTTGAAGGATTTGGTTTTGACCTACTCAGTGTGACGCAATCGGCTAAGAATTTGAGTGAAGCAACAACGGATTTTGCGCTATCAGTAGAGGCACTTCAAGTCATTTATGGTAGTAAAAATAGTCTTTTTAAGTGGAGCGTAGCGAATGGTGAACTGACAAAAAATAGCTTTGGAGAAGTAAAGATAGACAAAAAAACAAATGGGAAAAGAATAGATCCAGTGGACGCTGTCATTGACGCTTGGTATATCATGAAGGCTTATGAACAAACAGAGATACAGAACAAAATAAAAGAGGAGCAGTTAGATAAATTTTTTGACGCATTTTATAAGTGAGGGTTGTCATGAATGTTTTAGATAAATTTGCATTAAAGAGAGTCAATAAACTTGTCAATAATGCAGAAAAAAATACAGTAAGCACAAGGAATATGGATGCTTTTGTAGAATTTTTCAGAAACTTAAACACTAATGAAAATGGGAGTAATTTAAGTGAATGCACTTATTTGACTTGTATCAAAACGCTATATGAGACAATAGGAAAATTAAACTTTGATATCTTAATAGATAGAGATGAAGGCACTGAACGAATTAAAAGTCATGAACTAAATAAGATATTGAGGTATAGACCTAATCCACACATGACGCCAACCACTTTCAAGCAAATTATAGAATTTAACCGAAATCATTATGGCAATGCGTATGCTTATATTAAGCGCAATCAAGGTACCGGGGAATTGGAAAGCCTTATCCCTTTAAACCCTAGGGGAGTTAGGGTTCTAGTAGATAAAGATAATATCTTAGGTTTTGGTGACTTAGTGGTCTACAGGGTTCAGAACATGAAAACTGGAGAGAATATAATAATACATGAAAAGGATATGCTACACTTTAAATTCTCATTGATGGCAGACAATGGACTAGTAGGACGTTCTGTTCAAGAGGTGCTGGCACAAACTATGAGTGGTGCTAAGGCAAGTCAAGCTTTTCTGAATAATCTTTATCAACAAGGGATGACAGCATCAGCAATCTTGGAATATACAGCAGATTTAAGTGATGAAAAGATAGAAAAACTAAGAGAGAGGATAGAAAAGCTAGGGACAGGCTCCATTAATGCCGGACGCATCTTACCTTTACCACCTGGCTCAAAACTCAATACCTTAGACCTTAAGCTCACAGATAGTCAGTATTTTGAATTAAAAAAGTATAGTGCTTTACAAATTGCTTCTGTGTTTGGGATAAAACCAACACAGATTAATGATTATGAAAAATCAAGTTATGCGACAAGTGAAGCCCAAAATCTTAGCTTTTATGTAGACACTATCTTAGCGATATTAAGACAGTATGAAGAGGAAATGATATACAAACTTATTAGCGAAGAGGATGCAGAAAAAGGTGTACATATCAAGGCTAATGTTTCATCAATGTTAAGAGCAGATTTAAAAACACAATCAGAAATCCTATCAAGCTATGTCAATAATGGCATCATGACACCAAACGAGGCTAGAGATAAATTAGATTTAATTAAAAAAGAATCTGCAGATATCTTAATGGCTAATGGCAACTATATTCCCCTTGAAAAGGTGGGAAATCAATATGAATAAAAGGACATCCTAAAGGGTGTCCTTTTTTATATCAACTAAAGGAGGTGAAATTATGGACAATAAAAACTTTGTTATCAAAAATCAAACAGAGACTACAGCAGATATTTATATATACGGCGATATTGTCAGTGACGCTTTTTGGGATAATGATGTAGACCCAACAGGTGTGCAAAAGTTGCTAAATGATCTCAAGGGAAAAGATTTGACGCTCTACATCAATTCAAATGGTGGCGACGTTTTTTCCGGTACAGCGATTTACAACATGTTAAAACGTCATGATGGCAGAATAAAAGCACATGTAGATGGTTTGGCTGCTTCTATCGCCTCACTTATCTTAATGGCTGCTGATGAAATAGAAATACCTTCAAATGCTTATGTCATGGTGCACCGTCCAAAGTGTGGCACATATGGTGATAGTGACGATCTAATGCGCTATGCAGACTTGCTGGAAGGCATTGAAAATAATCTGATAGAGGCTTACAAGACCCATAGCAATCTATCAGATGAAGCTTTAAAGGACTATATTTACAAAGAAACATGGTTCAATGGTCAAGACTTTAAGGCAAATTTTGAAAAAGGAGTTAAATTGCTAGAGTCAATTAGTGCTGTAGCTTGTGTGAGTGACTTATCGCATAAGCATTTGCCAGAAGATTTAGTATTAAGTAATAAAAATTTAGAAGCACTTGAAAGACAGAAACAAGAAATTGAAATCGCACTAGCAATGCTATAAAAAGGAGAATTAACATGAAAAAAAGCACAGAGTTAAAACAAAAAATAGCAGAACTTAAAAATAAGATTAAAAACTTAATGGGTGAGGGAAAAACACAAGAAGCCCATGCAGAGCTTAGTAATCTAGAAAATTTAAAGCAAGAATTAGAAGTTGCTGAGGTATTAGAACAAGAAGAAATCCAAAACGTAGCTGGATTTAAAGATGTCACAACACTTGAAGTAGTAGATGATAAAAGCAAAAACAGAATTTTTAACAAGTTGATATTAGGCAGACCACTAACAGAAAGTGAACGAGAAATCGCCAATGCTACCGGCATGAAAGAGGGCGAAGATGAAAAAGGTGGCTATCTTGTGCCGGTGGAACGTGAAACACAAATCAAAGAGCTTAAACGAAACTATGTAGAGTTAAAGCCGTTTTGTAATGTGGTCAGTGTTTCCACTAACACGGGTTCAATGCCTATCGAGGTGACAGAAACAGGGAAACTCATTGCCTTTGATGAGCTCACTAACATCACAGAAAGTGATATTAGTTTTGCGAAAGTTGACTGGAAAATCAAGTCATATGGTGACATCACTCCATTATCTCGTGAGCTTTTAGCAGATGAAAATGCTAATCTTGTAGGCTTTATTGGGAAACGCTTTGCGAAAAAGGCAGTGAGAAGTGAGAATGCTAAGATTATTGAAATTCTTAAAACGGCAACAGCGAAAACAGGCACAGGACACAAAGATATCACCAGTATGCTTACCAAGGAATTAGACCCAGCGATTAGTGCTGAGGCGATTATCGTAACGAATCAATCTGGCTTTGATTGGCTAGACAAATTAGAAGATAAGCAAGGCCGTCCACTACTTAGTGATAACTTGCAAAATCCAACACAAAAACTCTTCAAAGGTCGCCGTATCGTGGTTTTATCAGATATAGAATTGCCTTCAAGTGCAGCAACTAAGCTTGATTTTTATATCGGTTCTTTAAGTGAATTTATTGCCTTTTTTGACCGTGAAGGTGTTGAAATTTCTAGATCAGATGAGGCAGGTTTCAAACAAAATGCTGTCTATCTTAGAGCAATTGAGCGTTTTGATGTTGAAAAAGTAGATGGTAGCGCCATGGTAAAACTCACTATCACACCGGCATAAGGTTGCAAAAAATGTTAAGCGTAGAAGAAATTAAGATTTTTTGCAGAATTAACGAAGACGAAACGGACATAACAGATAATGAAATTATGGCCGTTTATCTTCCTGCTGCTGAAGCTTATGTAAAAGGTGCTGTTACGGATGAAAAGGCTCTAACGTATGATAATGCAACCTATAAGCTACTGATTTTACAGCTTATTAATCATTGGTACACCAACAGGGATATTGTCACAATTGGGACAGTGTCAAGTCAAACACCATTTATGTTTCGGATACTCATGCAACAATTGCAACAAAGCTAAAGGGTGAAAACATGAAATATCTGAGAACTGGAAAATTAAGACATAGAATAGAAGTTTTTAAATATGGTCTTAATGGCAAAAGAAATGAACTAGGAGAAGATGAAAGAGAAATTGTCAAAGTCGGAACTTTTTGGGCAGATATTGAGAGCAGAACAGGTAGTCTTTTAAAGGGAAGAACGGCAGATACTATTCTGACTGAAACAACGCATGTGATTAGTTTAAGGTACACAGATAAGATAGATAGCACTTGTTTTATCAAATACAAAGGGAAACGCTTTGATATTGACTACATTTCTGACCCTGACTTTGGCACTAAAATAATAGAGGTGTTTGCTCGTGAAAATAGAGATTGATACCTCAGAACTGACTGATATTAGTGAGCTTGCTGATGAGATTATCAAACAAGCACCTAAGAAGGTGAATAAGTTTCTAAAAAAAGAGGCAAGGACAGTCAATAACGTTGCTAAAAAAATTGCTAGGTCACGTTTAAAAACAAGAAGAGCAGCAAAAGAAAAAACAAGTTACATGCACGGCTTTAAAACAAGTAAGGTGTTTGAGAGTAAGACGAATAAAAACGATAGAGGTATCAAAGCCTATAATAAAGCACCACATTCCCATCTTGTTGAGTATGGGCATGTGGTCAAGGTTGGGAATAAAAGAGGCAATAAGCAGAAAAAAAGCCCAATTAGAGCACCTCAGAGTGGGGAAAGGTACGTCAAGGGCTTAAACATTATTAGAGACGCAGAAAGAGCATTTGAGAAGATATATGAGAGAGATGTTGTGGAATTTTCAGTAAAAACGATAGAAGAGGAACTGAACAAGTGATAATAGAAACAGACCTTATCAGAGCAGTTAATGAGCGACTAAGACAAGCATTTCAAGTCGAGTATAAAGAAATTGACATTGAAGAGGGTTTTACTCGTCCATGTTTGACTGTAGATATAGATGACTACAAGACAGATTTTGTTAATACAGAGGCACTAGAAGAAGAAATCCCTGTAACAATTTTTTACTTTGCTGAAAAAACAAAAGATGCAAGAAGAGAAATTTTAAAAGTAAGAGAAAAAATAAAAAGCTTATTTAGAAAGCCCTTTGAAATCAAAGAGGGCTTTTTTGTTTTCTCAAATGAAATTGATTTTAATATCAACTATGAAGATAAGAGCTTGATTACTACATTGTATTTTCCACTGATTTATCAAACTGATCATCTCTCTATTGATTTAGTTGATGAGTTTGATAATGACGAGTACATGGAAGAATTAAACATTACGATAAAGGAGACGTAAGATGAAAGGACTACCAAAATTAGACATCTTTTTTAATCAGCTAGCAGATACAGCAGTCAAAAGAAGTACTAAGGGAACCTTGGCTTTGATTGTGATAGATAATACCAGTCCGGACGTTAAGTTTATGACTTATCGTGACCCTGAAAAAGTTAAAAAAACAGATTACAGCACGGATAATTATAACTACATCATAGATAGCTTTAGAGGCGGTGCTAGTAAAGTGATTGTAGTGAAAGTTGCCCAAGATGGAAATGTAGAGGAAGTGGCAAGCCCACTTTTAAACAATGTTTTGTTCGACTGGATAACAGTTGCTTCTAACACTAAAGCCCATCAAGATGCTGTCATTAATTATGTAAAGAATAAAAACATAAGAAAAAAATACAAGCTAAAGGCTTTAGTCTACAAAGCAACAAATCCGGATGATGATCATATCGTTAATTTCACAACAGAAAGCTACATTGTCAGAGACGCAGTAACAAAAGAAGGCTATATGTTACTACCTTATCTCGCTGGGGTATTGGCAGGCTTGCCATTCACTCGTTCATTGACATACTACACTATGCAGGGCATTGAGTCAGTTAAGGAAAAAGAAGACAATGATGCAGCAGTGGATAAAGGTGAATTGATACTTTTCAATGACGAGGGCGCTGTTCGAGTAGCAAGAGGCGTTAATTCACTTGTCACATTAGAAAACGGCAAAACGGAAGATATGCAGAGTATTGCTGTTATTGAAACAATGGACATGATTATCAAGGACATTAATGAGGCTTTTAAAAAGTACATTGGGGCATACAAAAATAAACATGACAATCAAGCGTTATTTATTAGCGCCGTTAATGGTTACTTTTTAGGTCTCTCTAAAGAGGATATTTTAGACCCTGAATTTGCTAACGAATGCATGGTAGATGTTGAAGCACAACGTCAAGCATGGATAGCAAACGGCAATGAAGACGCTAAAAACTGGAATGATAACAAGGTGAAAAAGAGAACATTTAAGAAGCAAGTCTTTCTAGAAGGACAAATTAAGATACTAGATACTATGGAAGACATTAAATTCAAAATTACTATGATTTAGAAAAGAGGTGCAAAATGAATAAAGGTAACATGGCAATCAATGGAACATTTGGGCGTGTATGGATTAATGAAAAATTACTGGCTTTAAGTAAAAGCTTTGAAGCGAAAGTAAAAATTGATTATGAAGATATTGGTGTTCCGGAACAGCTCACAGTTGACTATAAGATAGTCGGTATAGAAATATCTGGAACCTTAACCATGACTAAGATAGATTCCATGATGGCAAATTTACTAGCAGATGATGTTAAAAAAGGGATTATCCCAGATGTTAAAATCATTGCTAAATTAGATGATCCGGCAAGTGCAGGTTATGAGAGGGTAGAAATAATAGGTGTTGTTTTTGATGAATTAACCTTAATGAAATTTGAACACAAAAAAATTACAGAAGAAGAAATACCATTTAAGGCAACCGGCTACAGCTATTTAGACAAAATGTAAAAAAGGAGTATAAACAATGAATAATTTATTAAACGCAACATCCATTTTGGAAAAATTAAGAGCAGAAGAACAAAAGCCAATCAGTTTTTACAGCAAAAAGTTTGATGGTGAGATACCAATTATTCAGATTAAGCTAAGTAAGTTTTTTAATCTTTTAGAGGGATTAACAAAGAGCTTAACCTCAGCAGAACAAAATCAGCAAATGACTGAGATGATCTATGCGTGCTGTCCTATCTTTTCAGACAGTCAATTACAAGATTTTTACCGTGATGAAATTATCGAACCTTGGGATGTGATTGACGCTATTTATAAGCAAGATCTAAATGAAAAAGCAGCACTTTATGAAGCGATTTTAGCAAGCTACAAATTTGATGAAGAATACATGGTGGATGAACTAAAAAACTAATTAAATGTAATAGTGACTGTCATACAATGCACTATTACATACAAAAAGGGATATCACTAGAAGAGCTAAAAAAAGCAAATTATATTGATATTGCTTTCTATAAAGCAAGCATGCTAATAATGATGGAAGAGAGGGGATAATATGGCAAAGTCTAGAAATGTAGGCATGTATCTTACAATGAAAGACAGGTACACAAAGACCCTTGACCATTTCAGTAGCAAAATTAAAAACACTGAAGCTGATGTTGCTAAAATGGCACTTAAGATGCAACGAACAAGCAAAAAAGCCAAGGAAGCAATTGCAGATATGGCAAAGAAAAGTACTATAGCACTAGCAACAATAAGTGCAGGCTTAGCTGGTGCAGGTATCAAGCAAGGCTTTAGTGAAGCATTCAACATGGAAGGCTATAAAGCGCAATTAGAGACGGCAACAAAAGACACTAAAAAAGCCGGACAGATTATGAAAGATGCTATTCAATTAGCAAATAAAACACCTTTTGAAGGTGGTGAGCTAGTTGAAGCAGCAGCAAAATTTGAAAGCATGGGCATGAGTGCCAAGAAATGGTTAAGCCTAACTGGCGACATGGCAGGGGCAACAAATAAAAGCTTTGATCAAGCGACAGAGGCACTCATAGATGCTCAGACTGGTGAGCTGGAACGTTTGAAAGAATTTGGCATTACAAAAGCTATGATCTCAAAAAAAGCAGGCGAAATGTTTGCAAATCAAGAGGTTGTTAATAATAAAGGTCAAATTGTCAATCAAGAAAAATTCAATGAAGCCCTTGTTGCTTTGATGCAAGAAAAGTACAAGGGTGGCATGGATAAGCTCTCTAAAACAACCAAAGGGCTCTGGTCTACAATCACAGGTGTTACAAAGTCTTCTTTAGCTAAATTTATGGGCATGCAAGAAGATGGCACAGTAAGAACTGGGTCAGCAATGGACATGCTCAAACAACGTATTGAAAAAATCACTAAGCTGTTTGAAAAATGGCAAAGTGATGGCACTATGGATAAGATTGCTGCTAAAGTTGATGTGTATGCCAAAAAGTTTTTTGACTTTCTCGACACCGTTCCTGTGAAAATCCAATGGATAAAAGATAATGCCAATTGGATAATTCCAATGCTAAAGATTGTCGGAGGGTTAATAATAGGGACTTTTGCTATCAAGAAAGTCGCAGGTTTCATTACTGCATTAGGTCAAATTAAGACAGGTCTTCAAGCAATAAAGTTACTAGGTAGTAAAAATCTAGTAGGCAAACTTGAAACATCCGGCAATCTTTTCAAAAGGCTTAAAAACTCAAAAATCGGAAAAGGCTTAGGTAAAAAACTTTTTGGAAATATAGCAAAAGAAAGCACAAGTGCAACTGGAAAAACGTTATTACAAATAGCAAAACTAGGCAAGGGAGCAGGAAAGATTGCAAAGTTTGGTAGGTTATTTAGAGGTATTACCACAATATTTAGAATGGGCAGTCCCATTGGCTGGCTTACCCTTGCAATTGAAGGTGGGATAACACTTTATAAAAATTGGGATAAGGTTAAAGATGCTGCTGGAAAGCTTAAAGATAAGGTGAAGAGCTTAAAGGATAAATTTATAAATTTTGTACCAGAGCCAATCAAGAAGTTTGCAGGCATAGTATGGGGCATTGTCTCACCATTTAAAAAAATGGAAATAATTATTTCAGCGATTAAATCATTACTTGAAAAAATACATGCCCCAGAATGGCTAATAAAGCTGATAGATAAGGGGAAAGATATCCTCAACGGATTAGATATTTTTAGCGATGATAGCCAAGCCGTGACGACTGTAAATGCTAAGGGTCACGGTGGTAGTAGTGGAAGCATTGACCCAAAGCCAAGTGGTGCACTCGGTGCATTTGGAAGTATTTCAAGAAATGCACTAGGCACAAGCTACTTTAGAGGTGGGGCAACCTTTATCAATGAAGGTGGTAGAGATGAAGTAGCGATTTTTCCAAGCGGTATGCAAATCATTCCAAACAGTATTGCCAAAAAAGGCAAGAATGATAAGGGTATCATTTTTAATATTATTGTTCAGGGCAATGTGATTGGTGAAGAAAGCTATATTAGAAAACTTGGAAAATATATTGCCGATGAAATCAATATGGCAATTTTGACTGCATAGAAGAGGAGGAAAAATATGGAAATTGTACTATCAATGAATAACAGAGAAAGAATAGCTACTATCCCTATTCCTCCTCTTGATTTAGAAGTATCAATCAGTCAAGACAATACAGACTTTGAGGGTCTAGAGAATAAAGTCAGACTGATAGGTAATAGTGATCTTACGAAGATAAAATTTTCCTCTTTTTTTCCAAATCAGAAAATTAAGTCAGCACACAAGAATGCTTTCAAAAATGGCTGGGATTATGTTGATTTCATTGAAGAGGCACGCAAAAGAAAAATACCAATCCGAATCGTAATCATATTCAGAAAGAAAAAAATCAATATGGCTGCAACGATTGATGATTTTAATTATTCAATTGATAAAGCAGGAGATATTAAGTACAGCATATCTTTAACAGAATATCTCATATTGACACCACTCAAAAAACGAATTGGATTTTGGGGTGGGTTATGAGAGTTGTTTTAAAGCACAATGATAAATTATTTAATCTCACGGAAAGAGTAGGCAGTTTAGGTTCATCAGATAGTATTGATAGCTTAAGTCGTGAAGTGAGCTTTAGCTATGCTTACAATAGAAATGACAGATATACCCTAGATGGGCACCCATCACTTGGAGATGGCATCATCTTACAAGGAAAAGACGGTGTATTTTTCAAAGGCATTATAGTGAGCTATACAGATGGATTTGCTGGAAGCGTTAATTTTAGATGTCTAGATGATGGCTACTTGCTTGGGCGAAATGAAGTAAGTATACAATTTATGAATCTAAACACAGCAGAAGCGATTAAACTATTATGTAAGAAATATGAGATTAAGCATGAAGTCTGTAAGATGAAAACAAAAGTCAGTAAAAATTTTTTTGGTGAGCCCATTAGTGAGGTTATTAAAGACCTCATAGGCATGGAAACGTTTAGAACAGGCAAGAAATATCGCTTTGAAGTAGACCAAGGTACTTTAAAGGTCATGGACTATAAGGACTTAGAAATTAAGCCACGTCATCAAGGGGCAATTAATTTAGGCAAGGTTGAGTCCTTAGCTTATATGTCTAATCTTAATATAGATGCTAGTTTGGAAGAGATGTACAACAATATCATAGTGATGAAAAATGGGAAAATAGTAAAAGAGGAAAGCGACAAGGAGAGTATCAAAAAATATGGACGCTTTTCTAAAGTCTTTGTTGATGAAGACATCAATTTGAAACAGACACTAAAGACTTTAAATAAAACAAGTGCAAAAATATCTCTTACACTTTTAGGTGATGAGAGAATAAAAAGTGGGAGAATACTTGTACTTGATAGCAAAAAATATCTTGTCACTAGTGCAACACATGATTTTAGTGGTAGAACGCATACAGTAAGTGTAGAACTACAAGACGCCAAGGTTGTTAGTGCGAGTGTAGAGGCAGTAGATCCAAACAAAGATAAAGAAGAAACAAATAATTTATCCAATGGCAAATCAAGACGTAATGGTGGAAGAATAAGAGGCAAACAAGGTGACGGAAAAGGAAGGGGCTATTATGTATGGCCAGTGGGTGCTTATTGTGTACCAACGACTTATCCAGGACACTGGAATAATGCCAATGACTTCCCAGTGCCATATGGCACACCTATTTACGCTTGTGATGGTGGCGTAGTGACTTGGGTACAAAATAGCACAATAAGGGTTAAGTTTGGAAATTTGTCCTATGGGCGTTGTGTTAAAATCACACATAGTAGCACTAGATGGTCACTGTATGCCCATATGAGCGTTATTGGAGTAAGTCAAGGACAGAGAGTATCTCAAGGTCAGGTGATAGGCTATGTCGGAAATACTGGCAATAGTTACGGAGCGCACTTACATCTTGAAATTAGTGAAAATAATAGAGGTATTCGACCAAGCACTGTAGTGAGATATGGGAGACGATAATGGAAAAATGGGCGACAGAACTAACAAAGAATTTAAAAGGGCTTAGCCCAAAAAAGAACAATTGTAATGTTTATACTGCAACGATAGAGAGCCTAGCCCCATTCAGAGCAACGATAGCTGGTGGGGCTTTTGTATTGAATAAAGACAATACAAAAACTTGCATCAATCTAGAAGCTATGCTAGCGCTAGAGGGTAGCTTTTCATTGCCACGAGATGGGGGCAATGGGTCATTTAATGGTAAAGCAAAGCTGATTGATTTTCTTAGGATTGGAGATAGTGTAATCGTACTTACAGATAATAGTGGCCAGAATTTTTACATATTAGGAAAGGTTGGGCAATTATGAGACTGTTTCCGGAAGCTCTTGACTTTGAAGCAGAAGAGGCAAGTAAAAATCTAGGGAAAAGCTTTTTATTTGATTTTGATAAAAAGCAATTTGTCATGGAAAAAGGCAGCCCAAAGACGGCAACAAAAAAGGAGTCTATTCAAAACTGGTTAGAGCTTTTAATAAGAACATACTTAGATAGCGTAGATGTCTACAAAGGCACTGGCTTTGGTATGGAAATTAAAGATCTTATTGGTAAACGTGATGTACCAATAGGCTTTATTGAAAGTGAAATAGAAAGAGAATTGAAAGAAAAAATAAACCTAAATCCAGCAATTGAGGATTTAGGTTATTTTGATTTTAAGCGATATACAAATAGCATTTTGATAGAATTTTCTGTCATCCTAAAAAATGGTGAAAAGGTGGTGGTGAACTATGGAAGGTAGTCTCATTAAAACAACAGAGGAAATTTTGGCCAGTCTCTTAAATAATATCAGTGACGATTATCAAAAGACGATAGGCTTCCCAACGTATGACATTTTAAACGCTGTTGCTATGGAATTTGATCTTATCTATAAAAAATTAGAAGAAACTGAAAAAAGCTTAGATATTAACAATTTGACAGGGCTAGCGTTAGAAAGATATATCATTCAAAGAAAAGGTATTACAAGAAAGCCAGCAACATTTGCGACAGCTATTTTGGAAGTAAGAGGGACTGGCACAATAAAAGTAGATGATATTTTTCAAACAGAAGAAGGATTGATTTTTAAAAGCATAGAAGAAAAAGAGATTATAGGAAAAGGAGAAATCACGGTAAAGGCAAATATTGCCGGTGGCATTGGGAATGTTTTAAGGGACACGATTGTACTTATCCCTGTGGCAATACCAGGCATTGAAAGCGTTAGAAACTTTCAAGCTGCTAGTGGAGGGTATGATGCAGAAGATGATGACAGTTTGAGAAAACGCTATCTTGAAGCATTAAGAAGACCAGCAACATCTGGAAATAAATTTCATTATGAACAGTGGGCAAAAGAGGTTGTAGGCGTGGGTAAAGTAAAAGTTATCCCATGTCATGCCGGAGAAAATACAGTCAAGATTATTATAACTAATGCTGAAAATAAACCGGCAGAGGAAGAGTTGATTAATAAAGTACAAACATATATCGATCCAGGTAAGACTGGAGAGGGTAGAGGAACAGCGCCAATAGGTGCAAAATGTACTGTAGTATCTGCAGATAACTTCCCCTTGACAATTAGTGTGAAAATAAGAGGACTACTTGATGCTAGTTTGAAAAAAGAGATTAAGAAAAATATAGAAACTTATCTTTTTCATATTGCTTTCAATCAAGACTTTGTCAGTTATGCAAAAATAGCAAATGCCATTATTAACAGTAAGGGGGTTAATGATTATGAAGACTTAAAAATCAATAATGGCATAACTAACATAACAGTGCCTGAAAATGCTTTAGCCACAATAGGGGAAATTAATTATGTTTAGAATACATTTGCCTAAAATTTATCATGAAGATAAATGGCTAAAAGCACTAGAACAAGCAATAACACTTGCTTGTCAAGAAGCGAATAAAACAAGTGAAGAAATTCAAGACCAACTTTATATTGATACAGCCACATGGCATTTATCTAAGTATGAGGAAGAACTTAATTTATTGCCACATGGTGATTTAGAAAACAGAAGGTCACATGTGGCAATTGCTTGGAAACGTGGGGGAAAAGTCGGCGTAGAAGAAATAAGAGCTGCAGCAGATAGCTTTAGAGGTGGGGCAGTCAATGTATCTTTTGAGCCACCATATGTCATCATTACTTTTATAGATGACTATGGAGTACCAAAGGATTTGGAAGGGTTTAAAAAAGCTGTAGAGGTGATTATCCCTGCCCATCTTGGGGTCACATGGAAATTTAAGTATTTATTAATCAAAGATATACATGAAGTCAAAACAATAGCCCAAATGGACACTATTCCACTTAGGCTATTTGGAGGATAGAACATGGCAAAGCAATCAAAGTTTTTTAAATTTTATACAGTAGAACCTCAACTAGATGGCGAAAAAATGTTTAATATTGAAAAAATGTTAAACGAAAACTGGGAACGTATCGAAAGCATGGCAGCAATTGAGCAATTATTGCTTTTAAATGGAGTAACGTACACGACTAAATTGGTAGTGCTTAGTGGCGACTTTGATGAATGGACAACAGAAATTTACTATCAAGAAGAGAAAATTATCACGATTATAGAAAAGGAAACGGAAAACGGATGGCATACGACAATTACAAAACATGGAGAGATACAACAGACGATTACAATTATAGAAACATATGATCATGATGGCACGCTAAGGGGGGTTGTATCTCATGCTTGATGGAAAAATCATATCAACAATAAAAAAGAACACAAAACAAGTAATAGAGAAAATGACAACGCTAGAAACAAATATTAGAAGCTTATCTGATAATTTCAACACCTGGAAAGACTACTGGACAAGCAGTAGAGCTAATAAACTTGATAACTTAGATAAAAGCCTATCCGGTGTAGAGAGTACTATCAATAGAAAAATAGATACTCTTGTGTCAGCAAGTCAAGGAAGCAACCCTAATCTTGCTCTATCTAATCTTACTAATAAAGTAGATGGTTTAAAGCAAGATGTAGCAACAAAATCAAGTCAAGTGGAAAGTACAGTAAGACTTTCAGCTCGCTCGCTAACTGATCAAATAAAAACTTTAGATACTAAATTTGGTCTAGTCAATACAACAATAACAGCTAAAGCAAGTCAAGGTAGTGTAGATGGGATAGCAAGTAATGTTAATAGTGTATTGACATTAGCAAAACAAGGCACTGTAAGAAGAGTACAAAGAGGAGAGATTATCTCTGGAGCAATTTGGTACAATTTAATTTATACAAATCCGTCAAGCTATCATGAAGAATTATATACTTATACATTTCACATACCATTTCCTCTTGAGTGCATCGATAAGTCTATACTTTTATGCAGCATGACTAAAAAGAATGCTTATCGGGAAAATATGCGTACTACTACAACAGGTGTAACATGTGAACTTGTAAATAACTCAATCATCAAAATTCAATTTTTGAAAAGCGATGAGTTCAATGTAGATCAAAATAATTTAAATCTAAGTAGACATCCATCATTTATTATAAATTGGCAACTAATTGAATTTTATTAGAAGAAAAGAGGTTAGATGATGACACTATATTTGATTGAAATCAACACTCAAGGAGATGCTGTTCAGTTAGTAACTATAGAGGGTGAGATAGAGGACTTCAAAGATAGTAAAATATTCAAAGTGTTTACTAACTATCAAGAGGCACAAGCCAAGCTAGGCAAGCGCTGGTCAGGTAGTTTGTGGGAAGATATTCCTCTTAAGCAACAAGAGGAAGAAAAGCCTCATATCCCTAATACTCAACTAGACAACGAGCTGGCAATCCTTGAGGGCATGGCTAGCATGGCTGAAAAATTAGAAAAACTTGAACAAAATCAAATAACAATCCTCGAGGGAATGGCTACTCAAGAAGAGGAGAAACAACCATGAAGGTACTAAGCACCATAGGGTGCTTTTTTTATACCTTAAATTACCTTATGAAAGGGGGTGAGAACATGGTAGCAGTATATGTTGCTTTAATCATCTACAAACGTAGAACCATCAACACCGTGCCGGCTCGCTTTAAAGAAGCTGTTATGGCTGATTTAACAGCACTAGGGCTAGATGGAAATGGCGACCCAATCCAAGAGGGTTAAGCACTAACCAAGTACCAACGTCCTAAGCATGACGAAAAAAGGCTTATTTTTTATTTTAATATGTAAGAGGTGGGGTAAATTGGAGATTTGCTAAAGCATACTATAGAAGCAAGTTGGCTATTTTATGCCGGTTTAGTCTTAGCTTTTTGGAAGATACTCCCTAAGCTGATAGTCAAAAAAGCTGTTTCTGCTGTACGTCAAGTGCTAGAAGAGCCGATTAGTGAAGTCAATAGCACATTAAACAATATAGAAAAAAAGCAAGAATTAATTAAGCAAGGTACCCTTGCTATCTTGCATTATCGAATCTATGAAGACGCCAATAAGTACATTGCCCAAGGCTACATTACAACCGAGCAAATGGATGACCTTGAGCATCTTTTTAGACCCTATGAAGAGCTAGGGGGAAATGGAACAGCTAAAAAGTTATATAAAAAGTGTTTAGATTTACCAATGAGATATAAGGAGTGTAAAAATGATTAACTGGAAATTAAGGTTAAAAAATAAAGTAACATTAACAGGTATTACCTCAACAGTGATTGTTGCAAGTTATCAAGTTTGCAGCTTTTTCGATATTGTGCCACCAATCTCACAAGATACCATTATCCAATGGGTAGGATTAGGGCTCACTATGCTTGCAGGTGTTGGTGTTATTACCGACCCAACCACCAAGGGTATTGGTGACAGTAACCAAGCCCTAGATTATGATGTGCCACGAGATGATAAACAAGAGGTGCAATAGTGGCTTATCAGTACATTACAGACAGGAATGCTAGAAACTACACATATGGCAGAGAGGGCAATAGTATTAAATATATCGTCCTACATCACTGGGGGGAGAGGGGGCAGACCTTTGACGGTATTCTTAAATGGTTTTGTGATACCCCTGATTGCTCAACTTCTGCCCATTATGTTGTAGAGGAAAACAAAGTCGCTTGTATTGTCGATTTAAGCAATACAGCATGGCACGCTGGAATTTGGGCGTACAATTTACAAAGCATAGGCATTGAGTGCCGACCAGAGGCAACGGAAGGTGATTATCGTACGGTTGCTGAATTAGTGGCGAAAATATGGAAAGCCTATGGTAAATTACCAATTATCCGCCATAGAGACGTACCAAACGTTTATACGACCTGTCCTGGCATCTGGAACGTACAAAAGCTAGTTAATCTAGCAGAAGAATATTACAAAGATGAGAAGGTAACCAAAGTGAATAAAGCAAATGTACCAATTCAGACAGTATCAGCATGGGCAAAACCAAGCTGGCAACAAGCCAAAGCTATGGGTATTTGTGACGGCACAAGACCACTTGATAACATCACTAGACAAGAGACAGTAGCTATAGTGATGTCGGCATTTAACATTTTGAAAAACAGCCAAAATCAAAAGTAAGGTAAATGATCATGTAACAGAAAAGCCTACTACCAAAATTGGTAGTAGGCTTTATTTTTTTTATTAATAGGGGGTATTCCATGATAAAAATACAGGCACCATTTGCCTATTTTGGTAATAAATATCGTTATTTTGATTTTATCAAACAATGCTTTGAAGAAAATAAAAAAGATAACTTTGTAGACCTCTTTGCAGGTTCTGTTTCTATCCCAATTAACATCAAAGAAAATTTTCAAGATGTAGAGGTTTATGCAAACGTAAAAGATAGAAATGTTGAAACATTCATAGCTATGGGCAGTGAAAAAGCTATAGCAGTTTATAAAGAAATACTAGCTATCATAACAGAAAATGGGAGATTGTCTCTTGCTGAAGCAAAAAAAGATAAAGCATATTTTGCAAAATTAAAAAATAATTATAATGCCATCTTTACTAATGTATGCCCTTACTGTCAAAGACCAAAAAGCAAAGAAAAAAAGATGGTAGATAATGAAATACATACAGTCGCTAGCTTACTGTTTGATATGAATCATGATAGCATTAGTCATAATCTATCATACAGAGGGTTAAGTACAACAAAAGATGATAAAATAAGACGCTATTATCAAGCCTTAGAGAAAATATGCATAACACATAATTGGTTTGATGAAAATCTAGTCTTTGAAAATAGTTTTATTCATCTTGACCCACCATACATCGAGACAACAAAATCACAAAAGAATAAAATTATAGGTTTACAATACTCAGCACTAGGCAATGGTGGAACAGAGTGGTCACGTGATGATAATGAACGATTAGTAGCATTTGTTGAGAAAAATCTAGGTAAAAATAATACATTTTTGCTTTGGGGAACAGCAGGCAATCACTTAGAAAGCTTAATACAAGAAAAACTTGATGGCAGTTTCACACACTTTACTAAAAAAGCGAATATTTTTGGACACATAAATGAACGCACAGAGTATGCTTTTTTAATTAAGTAAGTCTTGATTAAATCCAAAAGCCCACTACCAGATTGGTAGTGGGCTTATTTTTTTATGTAAAATTTATAAAAAAAAACAGAAAAAAGCATTGACATAGTGACGTCAATATGATATAATGGTTTTAGAAAGGAGGGGAAAAGATGAATGAGACAATTATAACAATAGTAGCCCTTACCGCTATAGTAAACTTGATTACTGCGTTAATCAATTTAGCGATAAAAGCTACTGACATCAAAAAGGGGGGCAAATAGCCCCCCACCCCTTCGGGGGCAATTCAAGTATATCATTCATCATAGAAAAATGCTATTAAAAATATCTGTAGTGGCACTGATTATAAGTGTCCTAGCCCTAGGGCTAACAATTTTCAATGCGTATTTGACATTTAAAGGGGGAAAATAATGCCGGAGGAAAAGAAAAGAAAAGCCATTTATAATCCTGAAGCAGATAAAAAATGGCGTGAGAACAACAAGGAAAGGAGAAATTATCTTAATGATAGAACAAGCACAAGACGATTTTTAAGGACTAAAGCAACGCTGGAGGACTTAGAAGAAATTAAAAAGCTTGTAGAAGAAAGAGAAAATGCATTAAATAGCATTTAATCAAATCAAAACCTTGCTACTTCAATAATTACAGTAGCA